TTCTTGATTGCTATCGTCTTGTAGATCCATCTGACTTTGCTGCAGTATACAATGATCTTTGGGTCAAGCGTTATCTTACTGCATTGATTCGTAGACAATGGGGTGCCAACTTAATTAAGTTCCAGGGAGCACAGTTACCTGGTGGCATCACTATGAATGGTGAATTTATTTACAATGAGGGCAAAGAAGCAGTCCAGAAACTTGAGGACGAAATGCTTTCTAGTCATGAATTCCCACCAATGGATATGATCGGATGAGAAACGTATTCTTCACACACGGCACTCGCAACGAACAATTCCTTCAGCAGAACCTTGTGGAGGAGTATCTTAAGATGTTTGGAATGGATATTCTATACATTCCTAGACAACTTATTAGAAAGGATGGCGTGTTCAATGAGGAAGTTATTTCTGAGTTTGATGATTCATACATCATTGAAGCATACCTAGAGAACAACGAAGGATTTCAAGGTGGCGGTGACTTACTGACTAAGTTTGGAATCAGACAAACAGATGAGATTACAATGGTGATCTCACAGCAGAGATTTTCAGATTTAATTTCTCAGTTCTTACTGTTAGATAAAGATGTAGAAGTAGGAGAGAGACCTCAAGAAGGGGATCTCATTTACTTCCCACTTAGCAGTAACTATTTTGAGATCAAGTTTGTAGAACATGAAGAACCATTCTATCAGTTAGGTAAAGGTTACATATTCAAACTGCAATGTGAGCTCTTTGAATATCAAGATGAGCAGGGAGATATCTTTGAGGGTGATGAAGATCTCATCGATACTGGATATACTGTCAAGCACTACTATCTCCCACAGAATGGAGTTAGTGCTACAGGATCTGCAAGTGTATATAACGGTGGTCTAGAGCAACTGTACATCGCAGAAAATGGTAGCAAGTATCTTGAGGCACCATCTGTAACTATCGGTGGAGATGGTACAGGTGCCACAGCATCCGCATATCTTATCAATATTACAGTTTCTGGTGGATCTCCAACAAAATCTGCTGTCATTAGAGGCACAGTAAAAGAGGGAACTCTGAGATCAGTCAAGATCGTTGATGGTGGTGAGGGTTACGATGAAGATAGAGCAACGATTGCTATCAGTGCACCAAATTCAGGCGGAGTTGCACCTACATTAATTCCAACATTTACAAATGGAAAGTTAACAGCACTCAATATTACAGGTGAAGGATCTGGATATAAGAGTGTTGCATTACTAGATATTGACAATGCTGGTAGTGGATACACTACTGCAAGTGTACAAATCTCTGCAGCACCTGTAGGTATCACAGGTTCATTTAAGATTGGAGAATCTGTCACTGGTGGTTCTACTGGTGCCATGGCACAACTTGTAGAGTGGGATGCTCAAGAGGCATGGATCAAACTCAAATCCCCTACTGGTACATTCTTGATTGGTGAAACAATCATGGGTAGTACATCTGGTGCAACTATCATCCTAGACAATAGAGATGAGATGGCAAGCACCGATACTAAATATTATGAGAATGTTGCCTTTGAAGATCTTGGGGACGACATTATTGACTTTACTGAGACTAACCCATTTGGAGTAGCTACTTGACATGTTAGGGACATATACATATAACCAGATTATTAGAAAGTGTGTCATTGGATTTGGCACACTCTTTAATGATATTGAGGTTCGTAAGAACAATGCAGATGGAAGCACCTATAGCAGAATGAAGGTGCCTCTGGCGTATGGTTCTCGCCAAAAGTTTTTAGCAAGACTGGAGCAGCAAGCAGATCTCAACCAGAAGGTTGCGATTACATTGCCACGTCTGTCATTTGAGATGACTGGTGTTTCCTATGATGCTAGTAGAAAACTCAGTGCAATCACACTCAATCTCAAAGCAGATACTGCTAACGCAGTTAAGAAACAGTATGCGCCAGTTCCATACAATGTAGACTTTGAACTAAACATCATCTCAAAAACAAATGATGATGCTATTGAGATTGTAGAACAGATTCTACCATTCTTCCAACCATCATATAACATGACCATCAAGTTGGTCGATGCAATGGAAGAGTTCAGAGATGTTCCTGTTGTTTTGAATAGTGTAAACTATACAGATGACTATGAAGGATCTATGGATGATCGTAAGTTGACACTGTTCACTTTACAGTTTACAGCAAAGACTTATATCTTTGGTCCTGTTGGAACTTCTGGTCCTATCAAAAAGGCAAAGGTCGATTATCATACGGAAGTCGATCTTACAGCACCACGCAGAGTTTCCTATCAGGTCACACCAGCAGCACTGGCAGACAAGAACAAGGATGGCACCACAGAACTTGCAAGTGCGATTACGAAGAGAACTCTCGTCGTGGAAGTTGTAGATTCTACCAACATCCCACTCAAGACATACATCGAAATCGGAAACGAGGTTATGTATGTCAAGTCTAAACCTGCTACAAATAAACTTGGTGTTCGCAGAGCACAAAGAAATACAACTGCAGCAGAAGCAGTTGCAGGTACACCAGTTGATCTAATCAACGCAGCAGATGATGCACTGTTAGATTCTGGCGATGACTTTGGTTTCAATGAGATGACTTCGTTCTATGGATAAGTTTGAAGGTTTAGATGAGGCATTCGAGACAGTCTCTGAAATAGTTCCTGCCGAGGTAGAAGAACCCAAGGCAAAGAAACCTCCTATCAAAAAGGAGGAGAAAGATGACGTAGGTAAAGACTATGAATACGCCAGGGCAAACTTATATCAACTGGTGGATAAAGGACAAGAAGCTATCAACGGCGCTCTTGACTTGGCAATGTCTTCTGATCACCCTAGAGCATATGAAGTTGCTGGACAACTTATCAAGCACGTCGGAGATGTAGCAGACAAGTTGATGGCACTTCAGAAGGATACTAAGTCTGTCAGAGAAGACAAGCAAAAAGGTCCAACCAATGTTACCAATGCTTTGTTTGTCGGCAGTACAGCAGATCTTCAGAAGATGCTGAAGGATGCTAAAAAGAAAGCAGATAAATAATCTTGGAGCATCGTATATCCAATGGCATACATTCGTCACGACGAAAATAATACTCCAGTCAATCCACAACCTGGAAAGACTACAGTAAACCAATTCTCAGGCAATGAGGGTTGGACTACAGTCACGTATGAAAACTTCAACGCTGACTATCAAGCTCGTAATGATGATAACTCTGCCAGAACTCCTGGTACGTTTCAGGCAAGGAACGATGATAATACTGCTAGAACTCCTGCAGCATATCAACGTCACGACAAAGACAATAACGCAGTAACTGGATAATGGCAGAAAGAATTCCTACAATGTATGGTAGATACTATACCATCAACCTCGTGTGGCGTGGTAGAGAATTCACCCTGTCTGCTTTTACTCCAAAGTTACAGAAACTCCAGAGAACTGGAGCACAACGTATTGCAGAAAAGATCTATCCTGGATGCAGGGTAGTTTCATATCATGAATCTGATAAAACTACAGCACCCACATTCTTGGCAACCGAGGGAACTATGAAATCATTTAGAGAGTTTCGTGAGGATCTTGATCTTAAGAAGATGTCCAAAGAACTTGACGGTGCATCTAAAATGCATAAGGGTCAGGCAGATCGCATTAGAAAGCATCTGAAAAAGATGAAGTCTGAAGACAATGCGTATGCCATCGGTATGGCTCAAGCAATGAAATCTACTGGTGACAAACCGCCTCTGAAAAAGAGTACAATTAAGAAGGCACACAAGATTGCTGATGCGGTGAAGAATGAAGCAAAAGAGTGTCCTGAAGGTACTAAGTGGTGCCCTGAGTGTCAGAAATGCCAGAAGGTCACATGTGCCGATGCTAAAATGAAGAATGAAGACTGGCAAAAGAAATCTGGAAAGAACCCAGAAGGCGGACTTAACGAAAAGGGACGCAAGTCCTACGAACGTCAGAATCCAGGAAGCGATCTTAAGAGACCTTCAAAGAAAGTTGGGAACCCTCGTCGAAAGAGCTTTTGTGCGCGAATGAAGGGTATGAAAAAGAAATTAACATCTAAGAAAACAGCACGCGATCCAGACTCTAGAATCAATAAGTCTCTTCGTGCTTGGAACTGCT